CTGAATGTCATAAACTCCTGCGACAGCATGACCAAACTTATGAACTTCAAATGTAATAGAATTAGCATCAATTTCAGTCTTGTTGAAAAATTCCATAAGAGTCCAAGTCACAAACTCCATAGGTGTAAAGTCATCATTATGATAGATGACCTTGAACAAGGGTGGTGGTTTTGGTGGTTCTCTTTTTTTCTTAGGCGGTCTGTCTATGACATCAGCATTACCCCTAGAATCTGTTTGTCCCATTATGGCATTAATTTGTCCGTATTAATAGTTAATTTTTCTGGAGCTCCTACTAATGGTGTGCGTGGAGCCTGTTGTTGCTGCTGCATTTGTTGCATTTGTTTTTGCATTTCTTGTTGTTTTTCTAATTGTTCTCTAGAAATAAAATCAGCATTAAAAGCCACACTTCTTCTTTCTAAATCACCTTCTGTTTTGAAGGGATATACACAATGTTGAAGGTGAGAAGGAAATATAAAAAACTCTCCAACTTTTGGTTTCCATTTTATCAAACCGCGAGTTAAGTCTGAATGAGTACCACTCCCACCGATAAACACAATAGATCCATCATCGTCGCGTTTTGGTTTTGTAGAAGGTAGATATTCAGGAATTTTTAAATACATAACTGCTGAAAGTTGACATTCTGTATGAATATGAATAGGATTATATTCACCCTCCCATTGACTAATAATCCACGCACTCTTCATTTGGGTTAACCATTCAGCATCTTTAACTCTATCCCAATCTGAGGATGTGGCCTGTTGTTTTGCACAGGAGGCAACATATTCTCCGATACAATTCATCAACCAGTTGAATATACTTCCCTCCTTACCAATTTTATAGTCCATCATCATTTGATGAGGAACGAGGGGCTCATCTTCTATTTGTCCTGCTAAATAATCCCCCCAATTTTCTCTTTCTGGATCTTGAAGTATTTTATCTGTAATTTCAAGCATTCCTTCCAGAATATTATCTGGAAGTGTTGTTCTCATCAAGACATCAGACCAAGGCTGTATAAATTCAACCTCTATTTGGTCTTGGTCAATTCCTTGCTTCTTTTTGGCCTTTTCTTCAGCTCGTCTTTGTGCTCTATTCATATTCAAATCCTGTGAAATCACGTTTCTTAAATTTACCACCAGTTGCAATATCAAATGATGGTGTGTCATCTTCCTGGCCAGTATCTACTAGTTCATCTTGAGCCGATTGATCTACATCAAAAAGTCTCATTTTAGACCTATCTATGCCAACAACAAATTTCCTATTGATAGTAGGATCATTGTATCTATTTTTCAATTGTTTAACCATTATCTGTCCAACTTCTTCCATTTGCTCAGTAGATATAATTGCAAACATAAGATCTGCAGTCGCAGGTAATCCAAAACTCTCTGAAGTATCTTCCAAACCGACATCAGTATTTGAATAACCCGATCTGGTGGTTTGGGTAGCAGAAACAATAGGAATTTTATTTTCCACAGCCAAACCGCGGAGCTCTTCTGCAATTGATTTGATAAGCGTGTACGAATTGACATTAGCTCCAGACTTTATTCTTGATGAAGTACAAATGTTTAGATAATCAACAAATATTATATCTGGAACGAAAGACCTTTTAAGGTTTAATTCATTCAATAGTGCACGAAAGTGATTCACACCCGCAGATGCGGTTGGATATTCCTTGATTATTAATTTTCCTTTAGTTGTTTTTTCAAGATTAGCTATCTTACTATCGTATAAATCTTTTGGTAAACTATGAAGATCATCCACAGCAATATTCAAAAGATTTGCATCTATTCTTTCAGCAATCTTTTCCTCAGCCATTTCCAAAGTGATGTACAGAACATTCTTATTTTCAGAAAGACATGAAGCTGCAACATGACACATGAACAGGGATTTACCTACACCAGTACCTGCAAGACAGATATTTAATGTTTTTTGTGGAAGACCACCTTTGGTAATTCTGTTAAAGTAGTCAAGATCAAATGGTATCCTCTCTTCAACCCTATGGTAGTAATCGTAACGATCATCGCTGTCATCAATATAGTCATGACCAACATGAGGATCAAAACTGACCGAAAGGGCATCACTAAGTATGTCTGGAATGGCACCCTTGTCTGCTGTTGATTTTGGATTGTCAAGTATTGATATTGAGTCAACGACTGCGTTGTAGATGGCTTTGTCCTGACAAAATTTTTCAGTTGTGTCCAATAGCCAATTAATATCTGTATAATCTTCCGCATGAGAATCTATATCTTGTAGTAACTGAGAAGAATCTTTAAATTCTTCTTCGTTCATTTTAGTCTCAGAAAGCTCAATCTGTAAAGCTTCATGAGAGGGAAGTGAATTATATTTGGTTACAAAATTATTTATTTTTTCATAAAGAGTTTTATCTGAATGTTCTGTAAAATAATCAGTTTTCAGAAAAGGCAATACTTTTCTGGTATATTCTTCATTTTGTAATAAGTTCTTCAGTATTACTATTTCTGTTCTCATCAGTTACAGACTCCCATAATATTTCCAATAGTGATTCGCCAAGTTTTTTTTCAAAAATTTCTCCTTCTTCATCGGTAAGATCGTGTTCTCCAATACCAGATGGTGCATAAATTATATCATATTCATAGTCACAATTAACAGAACCATCTTCATTAAGAGCTCTATCAAGTTTAAAATTTTTATATTTAATTACTACATGATGAAAGGGGCCTTCAATAATTTGAATACAAAGATTTTCCTCATCATCTTCAGAAGGATTAGAACAAATCCGAAACCAGTTATCCTGCAACTTCTTCGGCGATATCTTCGGTGCTAGATTCGGCATCATCCCCCTTTCCGTATGTAAATTCAGTATTTGAAGCTTCATCAAGCTTGGTTAAAATATCTTCTGTGAAATATTTTTCTGGATCTTTTAGAATTTGTTTTGCATACAGTTTAGAGCCATCTGGCAATTCATACCTTGTAGATACTTTAGTTATTATACCATACTTTTCAGCTAATTCAAGTAGTCCATAATATTTACTGAGCCCCTCATCATAAGTTAGAAGAACATCTACCTTTTTATTTTCCTTAGTTAATCTTGACTTAAAGTTTTTACAATGAATGATATTACCAATTACATCAGTTCCATCTTTTTCTTTTTTCTTAGAAAGGAAAACGATATTAGATGCTGCATATTGTAGACCAGAACCACCACCCATAATGTCTTGAGGAAACATAGCCCCGACTTGTTTGTATGTATGATTAGTAACCAGTAGAGGTATTCCAGCCTTTGCAAGCTTTAGTGTCAATACTCTGAACACACCCTTTACGATTCGTGCCTTAGTCATGTCTACTTTATTTTCACCACCAGTAATATCTCCAACCTCTTTAGCTGTAGATAACATTCCAAGACTGTCAAGACAAAGTAAAAGTGGTGCATCACCATTTTTCTCAATGTGTGCATCTACTATTTTTGACGCCTGTTGGCCAAAGTCCTGTATAGTTGCAACTGGTAATTGAACAAATCGTTTTGTGTCTATGTTTCTTTCTTCAATCATTTCGGGAGTAAGAGCAGATTCAGACTCAAAATACAAAACACCACCGCTAGGATTATCTGTAAGAAACTGTTTACACAGCCCCAAGATAAAGAAAGTTTTTCCAGTTGCTGACTCGCCTGCGAAAGCAGTAATCTTATTTGATGGTAAGCCTTTATTAATGCTTCCAGATAAGAGTGCATTAAGTATATAAGATCCAGTATTAATATATTCATTTACATTTCCTAGCATTCCATCTGCAACTTTGGACGCATATTCGTTCCCAGCTACAGATAGTAGTTCATCAAGATAATCACTCATTATTATTCCTTTTCATTATTTCAGCCATGATTACTAGTGCTTGTTGATTTAATTGAGCTCTATCAGAATACATTTCAGCTTTACTTCTTTCTGCTAATGTTTCTTTATAGAAATCTTTTAAATCTTCTATAAGCCAAGTACTATAATCTATTTCCATTTCCATAATAGTTCTATTATACCATATATTTTGTATTTGTCAAGAAAAGAATTCCATAATATTAGACTTCTTTTCGTGTTCCCATCCTATAGTTTGAAGCAAAACTTTCATAGGATCAAGAAAGGCCTTTTCAAATTGGCGGTCATAATCTATATAAGTTTCCAGTTTAAATTCTTTAGGAAGTTCATTTAACATAGCAATAGATGAATCACCAGTAGGATTTGGTTCTTTCAAATATGTATATTTAATTTTTTCTCCCTCTTGAATGATTGGATATTTCTTTGTTAGTTTATTCTTCTCCAGCATCATGTTATAAATCAAAGATCCCTTAACATGAAGTGGAGTTGACTTTCTGTAAATAGAAGCTGAGTCTCTATATTTTGCAAGACCCTTAACAGATCTTGGAAATGAAACTTCTTCTGGTGGGAGAGTTTTAAATTTACTTTTGAATATTTCAATAAACTCTATAACTTGGTCTTCAGTTCCATTCATTATTAGTTTGAATGCATCCTTGAGTGCATTACGACAAGTCTCAGGAGTTGATGACTTGACAGCTTCAATCCCCATAATTTTTAGTTTGGGCTCTTCATACTGAACACCCTCAGAGTTATGAACATTCAGAATGTATCTTTTCTTTGCAGTCCAGATTCCGACATCAGCTAAAACCTCTCGTTTCATTACCATCTTTTGTTCAAATGCATTAACATATTCTGCCATGTTATCATAGCAGTCATCAATCACATCTTGAAGTTTGCCATCACAAACTTTGTCCATAAACTCTATAATCTTTTCCGTATCTGTAAGTCCTACTTTATTGATGAATGTATCAAAAGCAACGTACAAAGAGTCAGTATCGGAAGCAATAACGTAATCTGTTCCATCTGTTCCTAATATTTTATTTAAGTATTGGTTGACTGCCCTCTCGGCCCACCGAATAGAAAGTTGACCTGCAACTGATACGGCCTCGGCATTCCTCATATCGTAAAACCGAAACCATTGATTACCAAGAGCACCATAAGCTGAGTTAAGCGCAATCTTTAAATTAATCTGCATATTGTGATACTGTGCCAACTTGTTAGTATCTGCGGTCTTACCTTTCTTCTGTTCCGCAATCATCATCTTCTTATA